AAGGTTATTTTAACTGGGTATGATACCATTCAACACTTAGGAGACCTACTACAAAGCCAAGAGAGGTTTTTAGACCGAAAGGAAATTATACCTACTCATGGTGGAGTTAGAGGCGTAAAGGGTTCAGAAGTAGGATTTAGAGTAGCAACTTATTATGATATTCCTTTGATTCCCTGTAAGGATATGCCAAAGACCGGAAACGGTTCAAACAAACTTAGTGATATGCTAATCCTAGATACCGACCATCTATGGTTATCTGTTCTAAAGCCAACCCAATACTTTGAGGATGGAATTGACAACGGAAACCCATTTGGTGTTGGAACACTAGGTAATCAAGCAATGTATAGAACAATTGCTGAAACAGGATGTTCGTTCTTTAAAGGACAAGGTAAGATTACCAACATCACAAGTAGTTGAAGGTGATTAAGAATGGCACATACAGTAACATTGTTGGCTGACCATAAAGGCATGACCACTCCAAGAGTGCATGGTGACGAGTATTTCGTTGATGCCTATATTGTAGTGACTACTGCAACGAGCGGTGGAGAAGTTGTAACGGCTTCTTCACTAGGTTTAAGCAGGGTTAATGCAGTATTATTAACTGGTAACAGCCTACCTGCAACCTACGATGTTGATGTAGAGGTGTCTGCTACGGGTGCTTATGAAAGCGGAACAAGTTTTGCCTTGCTTTTTACAGCAATGGATGGAACAAACGCAGCAGCAACCGGAAACATTACCGACACAACAGTAAGAGTCCGTGTTTACGGAGTTCTCTGATTCCCAGAGAAATAAGTGGGTTTTGCCTCTTTAGAAATAAAGGGGCAAGACTCACACCCATTAGGTGATTAAATGGCAAAATTAACATATTTAGGAACGGAGCGAAAACGCTCATTAATTAAAAGAATGTCTATTGGTAAAGAAGAGACTATAGACATTAATCCGATTCACGCTTTAACATATTTAGGTGATGATGATTTTAAAATAATTTTTGAAGCATCAGACAAAAAAGCATTAGAATCTTGTAGTAGGGGACAAGAAAAGAGACTTATTGACGAGTTTGATTGTAAAACATTAGATGAGGTTTTAGATAAAATGTATCCAAAACCAAAAACCACTGTTTTCAAACCAAAAGCCCCTAAAGTAGAAAAGACAGTTAAGAAAACAACAACTGTTAAGCCTGCTAAAAAAGAAGAAAAACCACAGAAAGAAGCAATAATACCGAAGAAAACTGATTCGGCTACGGAACGTTGATATACTCAACGCTTGTGAACGAGATAGGAGGGAACGGATATATGAGTGGTAGTGTATGTACTAAAACACACGCTTTTTCTTCTGCTTCATCTGATACAACAATAGATGGTACAGCAGGAAGACAAGCAAAACAACTGTTTACAGGAAGACAAAAAGTTCAATCATTAAAAATAAGTAATAATCAAACAACTGCTATGACTGTTGATTTCTATGATGGTGCAGGTGCATCAGCCTATAATGGTAAATTAATTCATAGAGTTCATGTTGGTGCAGTTAGAGAAAACTTAGATTTTGATTTTCACGGGTCTGTTGTAAATGAAGGGTTATATGTTCTAGTTAGTGGGGCAGGAACTAAAGTAAATGTATCAGTTTCTGCTCAATATAATTAGGTGAAATAATGCCAGCATTAGAAAAAGACACAAAATTAGTAATGACAATATTGTTCGTTGGAGCAATATGTGGCGTAAATGTTTTCTTTTACGCTGAGTTTGGTCATTTATTGGCTTTTAATCACTATTCACACGCAGTAGTTTTCTCATTGATGACTATTGGTGGAATATTAGTGATGAAAGCAATATTTGACTTAGCCTTAAATGACTATATAGAAATGACTTTACTTGATAGAAGAATTTCTGGTTATTGGGCAAAAAGACAAAAAGATGAAAAACAAAGAGAAAGGATTAGACAAAGCCTTGCTCAGTACAATCAACAATGGGGGACAATGCCTACAAATAATGCATTTTTAAGCCCTGCCCCTCAAGAACCAACTGTTGAAACTTCTTTCTTTGAGTTTCCTAAGATACAATAAAGATGATTTTTATGCTAGAAGCACTAACAATGGGATTTGATGAAACAACATTAGCATATGACTTACAAAGAGCACATTCTGCTGATGTTTGGTTTTTGAGAGCCAGATTTTTAATTTGGGGAACTGTGTCTACAATAGTTTCTTTTATATTAGGTCAGACTTTAGCATTGTTTAATATCAACTTTGTTTGGTCTGCTTGGGAGGGTTTTTGGCAATTTGTTTACAGTTTTTGAGGTGATTAAATGTCCTTAATGACTGGCTTTGTTATTGTTTGTATAGAACAATTGGGATTATTATGGACAAAACTAAATCCTCATCCTTTTGGAGTATATGGAGCAACACAAGTTGGAAAAACAACATTACATCATCAATTAAGAACTAGAGGAGATGTTCCAGAAATAAAAAATAGAACTGTTGGAAGACAAAAAGCAACAAGAAAAACAATTAAAATTGATGGAGATTCACATACAATTAAAACGGCTGATGTAGGAGGAGAATCACTTTATTGGGGAGAATGGCTACAAGACATGAAAAATAGAAAAGTAGAATACATTATTTTTATGATTGATGATAGACATTTAGCAAAACATATAGATATAGAACAACAATTATGTTGGAAATTTTTAGTGGATACAATAGTTTCGCCTTATTGGGATATGATTAATAAAAGACAAAAAAAACATAGAAACGATTATCCAAAAGGTATAGGTATATGGGCAAATAAATTTGATTTATGGAAAGATAAATATCCTTATGAAAGTATAAATAAACATCCAATATTTGGTGCATTTGAAGACGGACTACAAAAATTAAATGATAAAGGAATACCTACACATAAATACATAGTTAGTGCAAAATCAGATTCAGAAATGGTCTATAGAGGAATCACAACAATGATAGAAGATTATTAGGAGAAAACAATATGGAAGAAAATTGTTCATTCGGAATAGTTTGTGAAATAACAAACTGTAAGTGTATGGAGGAAGATATATGAGTTTACAATATCAACCCAATAATTTGATTGGAGCAACAAATGCTAGTGTTGCTAACTCTTTTTTACCTCCATTAAAATATGCAAGAGCACCAGGCTCTATTATAAAATATGAATATAAAAGTACAAAACCAAAAAAACAACTCAAAGAATTAATTAAAGTTCTTTGGCCTGAGAAAAAAACTTTTTTAAAGTTTCCTTTTGGTTATAAATTTAATGCTAAAGATAGATGTGTTGTTTGTGGAACACATAAAGTATGGGATTATTCAGACCCTGCAAGACCAACAATACCTTTACATAAAGTTAGAAAAGGTTATCCAATGAGAGGAACTTATTGTGAGAAACATGCAGCAATTCATAAACAATATGAAATGTTAGAACAACAAATATTAGCAGAAGAACATGGGCTTTCTTTTAGTGCTTATGTTCCTAAGCCTAAGATGCCTAAAATTTTAGAATCCTCTCCGCTAACTTCATTAAGGAAAGCCGACATTGAAACATTGTCTGCGGCAGGATGGACAATAAGACCACCTTCAATGTCTGTTGAATCATCTGAAGATGAATTATTTAGATTAACAATGGAGAGTCATGCAATCAATAATAGAGTATTAGAGTTAATGACTAGTGGAACAAAAGTGGTCGCAAAAGAAATTAAAGAATTAGAGGTAGAATAATATGGCTTGGGGAACGAGTAACTCAGATTTAGCAAAGCAATTGGATGCTCAACAGCAGAACCAATTTAAAGTAACAAATAATTTATTAACATTACAAACAAATCATGTTGAAGAATTTTTTGAATATCATGGACAATACTTTTTTGTTGCATTAGAAAAAATGATGGAAGATATAACAGAAAGAGTAGTAAGCCAGATGTTATCAAAATTAAGATTCAGTCAAGGAAGTAGTGGTGAATTAGTAGTTCATTCAGATTGTTTAAGAGAATATGAAACAATAACGCAAGAAAACATTCAGTTAGATATTCAAAATATGTTAGCAGCATGTTTGAATACAGAAGTGATTATGCAAAGAAAGATGGCTAAACAACAATATTTAGAAACACAAGGTTTCCAGGCGCAAATGCCACAACAACAACAAATGCCACAACAACAAATGAATCCATCAATGGGTGGACAAGCAAATCCTACAGGATTAAATCCTTCTCAGATTAGTGGCGGTAATCCTGTTATGCAAGCAAATAATATGATGATGCAACAACAAGCAGCATTCAATAATCCTTCTGGTTATCCTGTTCCACCTGCGGGTTATGATACTATGAATAACCCATATTGGATTGACCCTAATACCGGACAACCCACATATACACCTCCAGGTTCAGGTGTTGGATTAACTAACCTTATACAGAAAGGTGCTGCATGGGCGGCTTGGTTAGCATGAGTGAGTTAAATGGCTATTTCTATCCCTTCTAATATTACCTTGAATAGAAGAGATTACGGGATAGGAGAAGCCATTAAACTTGATGATGCTGATTTGCCAGCAGATGAAAAACATCCTCTTGTGGTGTATTGTCTGAAGTATATTGCTTCGCCTGTTTCATCAGGTCTATATTCTCAAATTGAAGACCATTTTGGGAATTATTTAGATTCTGGTCTAATGGAAAGAATTGCTAATGATGATTCTGAATTTGATTTTAATAAAGAAGAATATGATAAACATCTATCTTCTGTAAAAAAATATATGAAAGAACTGACGTTAGAAACTTTAATTTTAAAATTAAAGCCTTATGTTGGGAGCGAAAACAAAAAATGGATTAGTGCAAATATAAGAGGCACACAAAAAGAAGGTTTAGATACTTCAATATCAGATTTTAGTAATCTTGGTGGTAGGCAAAAAGCCTTAAGTTTTAATGTAAAAGGTGAGGTTTCTGCTAAAATAAATCAAGCAATAAGAAGAGACTTACCTTATTATCCTGCTTTACAATACTTTGTTGATAGAGGACACAAAAGCAGTAAGTATGAAAGAAATGAAGATACAGAAAATTTAGAAGATATAGAAGGAGTTATTGTTTTTGAAAAAGATGATAGAAAATATAAATGGGAGGTTAAGTTACCAGATAGAAAAACGCTATTAGAATTAGATATTACTGTTTTTACATTAACAATAGATATGGGTAAAGTATTTGAAGAAATTGCACAAGAACAAGGTCTTTCTTACATTGCAAAAAGTTATAATTCATTAATGAAAGCATTTAGTAAGTTTAAATTTCATCCAGATAATAACATTAAATCAGAAATTGTAGAAGATAAAATAAATTCTATATATGAATTTAATGATATATTAAGACAAGGAACATTTGATTCTGATGAAGATGGTCTTAGATACACAGAAGAACAAAGAAGAAATGCAATTAAAGAAGGGGATTTTGAAATTGAAATGAAAAAGTTTGAAAAACTTAAGGAACAGAATTTAATATCAAATAAAACTTATGTAGATTTTAAAAATGGTAAAAGATTTACATCATTTCCTGTAGATAAAGACCTACTTAATTTTGTTCAATTGAATATAGACTTCAAAAGAAATCTACCAGAAAATAAAGATAAATCCCCATCAGAATATTATAATGATATAGAATTATTATTTCAAAGAAAGTCTGCTGCAAGAACTAGAGCAGAAATAACAAGAGATGCTAGAATTGAGCAATCTTCAGTAATAAGTGCTACATCTGAATCTGCTTATTCGGAAAGGCAATTCTTTATTGATGAAAGTTGGAAAACACCAGACGAAGTTAAACTAAATTTTGATGCATTAAAATATAATAGAGAACTCAATGATGTATTTAAGAAATTACTTATTCCTAGTGATAGCACATTAATATTATCTTTTTTTGTTGCTGAAAAAAATAGACAGTCTTATAGTACCAAAAACCTTACAGATGAAGATAAAAAGAAACTAATAGATTCTTATTTAGATGTAGTTAGAGTTGATAAAGATTATGAATTTGAAAGTAAAAAATATGATGCTACTCCATTAAGGGAAATTAGACCATCCTTTGAAACTAGAGGTAGTAAACTTGAACAAGAAAATTTAAAATTAAAATTACCTAGCAAACAAGGAAAGGTTCAAGTAAGAGATTCAAAAGATAAAGGCGGAGAAACAATAGCAAGAGAAAAGGCAAGAGGAATACTTGATGCTGGATTGCCTTCTACTAACTTTAGTTCTGATTTAAACGCTTTTATTTATTATATTATGAGACAAACAAACAAATTGGAGGGAAAATTAGGTGGGGAAATTATCTAGAAGTGATTATGTAGTAGGAAGTGCAGCAAACTATTCTAACGGAATAGGGTATTATACTACACACACTGATGTATCTGATTTATTGCAATGTGGAGCATTTTCTAATTCTACCACTCCAGATTTATCAGCAATTGGTAAAATTATAAAAAGGGTGGAAGGTAAAATAGATGACAGTTTAAAGGTATCACATAGACCTGAAATCATTGAAAAAGAAGTTCACAATTTTGACCCATTTATTCAAAGCCAATATCCTGTGATTCCGTATAAGGATTATGTTGGTTTTATTCAAATGAATAGTGAAAAGGTTAGAAAAATTTTAAGATTAGAAGTCTGGCAAGGAGATAATTATGTGGATATGGCTTCTGCATCTTGTATTTACACACCACCTACAACTGCACAAACTGCAGCATATACTTTAAGATTCGATATTGGTAGTCCTGTTACCGTTTCTTTTACTTTAACAGAAAACACTGCTAATGGTTTTTATGACCAATTTGGGCAGAAAACAACAGTATTAGAAATATGTGCTGCGATTAATGAAAGATTCCCTGATGCTACTGCTGATTTTACACAACAAACATCAGCAAAATCAACATCTGCTTCAACAGGTTCAGGAAATATTTCTGATTTTTTCTATGCTTGTCCTACAGAAGATGGAAAATCTGTTTATATTTCCTCTAAATTACCATCTGATGCAGGAACAATTTGTAATTTAGTTGAAACTATTGATGGAACAAGTCAAACTTTTTCCTTTGTTGATAACGAAACAGGCGGAAGAAATGAAGAATTTTGGACAATAAGAGATGAAGGTAAATTATTTTTCAGGACTAATTATCCTTATTTAACTCAACATTCTGTCAGAATAACTTATATTAGAGGCAGTTCAAGAATACCTGCTGCTATTCACGAAGCAACAACTAAACTAGTTGCTGCAGAAATACTCTTAACAGATGATAATACTATACTGATTGCAGAAACAGGAAATATTGATATTAATAAGAAACATGAAATTTTAGTTGCAGAAGCAAAAGAAATAATAGACGGAAAGAAAAACTTGGTTTATTTGATTGATTAATATGCGTGATAAAATAGAAGCACTCAAAAGGCTCTCTCCTGTATTTAGAGAAATAGCACAAAAATGGGAAGAGAGGCAAAAAATTGAAGAATCATTAGGTATTCCTACATCAGATGCACTTACTTATCAATTTATTATTGAAGATTTACCAGAAAATTTAGGAAACGACATATTAAAAAATGTTAAAGAAACAATGGGTATGTTATATGGTAGATGAAGTTACATTTGTTTTAAAGTTATTAGAAGATAACTGGACTTCTAATCTTTCTGCTGGATTAGATGGGCATAAGCCAGCATCTACTTCTGTCAATTTTATTGATGTTAGGTCAATAGAACCACAAAAAGGAAGAAGGGTAGATGCAGACGAAAAGGCGATAATTATTGTTTATGAGGATAGTGCAAGTATAACACACCCTACTATTGATTGGGGAGTTAGAAATGAAGAATATAGTTTTACAGTGCATTTGCGAGTTTTACATCAAAAAGATTGGACTGTCCTAACATATTCAAGGGATAGACTACAAAGTTTATATCAGATAGTGCGTAGCATCATAGAGAAGAACGGGCTAAGACCCAAAATAACTGTTGGAGGAAATACATATTCAGCAGAAACAATTGAGATTACATCCAGAAGTGAGGCTAATGACAGAGGTAAACGATTATTAGGTTATAAAATGGGTGTTACCATGAAAAGGTTCGGAAGAACCACATAGTTTGTAAGTTGGTGAAAAATAATGGTAAGTAATGAGATATATACAGGAAGCGGAGCGTCAGTAACTTTAATTCCAGAAATGGATTTAAAATTGTCTGAGCATTTTGGTGATAATACACATAAATTATGTGCAACATCAAATAATGAAAGAACGGTTGAATTGGCAAATAATAGTCCTAATTTAGAGACTAATATTTATAGAGGTTGTATGGCTAAATTAGAAAAATATAATTCTAGCAATGTATACCAAACAGATGAAGACCAAATATTATTAATTGAAAGTAACGATTCCAACTCTATTACCTTTTCACAGGCTTTATCAACAGTTTCAACTGATAAATATAAAATAACAGTTTTAGCATTTGGTGCGCCTATTCATGCACAGGCCATAGATGGAAAACAATGTCTTTTATCAGATAATTGGTTAGGATTAGTAGAATCATTTACTGCACCAACTGTTACACCACAACTAAAACAATTGAACTTAGCATTAGGTGGAACAAGAAACTTTGGTTTTCAATTTCATGGAACAGAAGATATCGGAGAAGCATCTATTGATGTATCTCTAAATAATGGTTCTTGGCTTTATTACGCATTAGGAAAAATGAGTTATACTGCTGGTAGTTTAGGAACAGACAATTTATCTTCTATTGATTCAGGACATAACGGCAATTCTTTTGCTATTGCATCTAGCGGTAGTAAAATCTATCGTGTAGAAGATACAAAAATTTATCCTCCATTTATTTCTAGTGTAACAGATAGCAATCAAGTTGTTTCAGTTACAGTTACAGATGATGGTGCAGGTATTCCTTTTAGTGCATCTCAAACATTATCATTTTCTGGTGGTAGTGGTAGCGGGGCTGCAGCAAGTTATACCTTAACTAAAGATAAACATGAAATTACTACTGTTACTGTAGTTGGAGCAAATTATGATGATAAATGGATTAAAATTGAGGCTGCTGCTTCTACAACAATAAAATATGTATTTTGGTTTGATATAGATAATGCAGGTGAATCTGTTCCTTCACACGGAGTAAGTGGAGCAACGGTTGTTGAAGTTAGTACAATAAACACAGGTGATGGAGCAGAAACAGTTGCTACAAAACTTGCTGCTGTTATTAACGCACAAACAGGATTAACTGCAACTGCTTCAGGTGATGAAATTATTGTTGAATCAACTAATGGTGGTGCAGTTGGTGCAGTTACACAAGCAAGTTCACCCCCATTAACAGTTACTCAATTAGTTGAAGGTGGAGAAATAGACGCAGTAACAGTAACTGCAGGTGGAAGTGGTTATACAGGAACACCAACTATTGCTAATATTACAACAGGTTCTACAAATGCTACATTTACAGCAGTTAAAGGAGCAGGTGGTTTAGCAGATTATAAACAAGTTACAGGCCCAGTTGCTTATACATTTACAGAAAATAATTCTGGTGATTTACCTTCTTTTGCTTTAGAAGTAACAAATGAAAAAGGAAACATCACAGATGCTGAATATTTCCAAGATAGCGATAAACAAAAAGTAATGTCTAAGGTTTATACAGGTTGTCAAGTAAATACTTTAACTTTAAACTTTGAAGAAGGAATGGAAGTAAAGGCTTCTGTATCTGCTCAAGCAAGAAAAGCACATGATGTTAATGATAACTATAAACCAAAGAGACAAGTTAGAACCACAACTTCATTGTTCAATTATCCATCAGATGTAAATGATAATGTACCATACATGTATTCTGATGGTACAATCAAAATGTATGGGCAAACTCTTGCTAGAATTAAGAGTGGTAGTATTACTATAGCAAATACATTAACCCCACATAAATATGTAGGAAATTATGACAGAACAATTACTGCTGCTCATACTGCAGGACAAAGAACATATGAAATACAACTTAACTTAATGATTACAGATAGAACAATTTGGGATGAGTTAAGAAAACAAACAGAAACAACAGATACATCTAGTAATGATTTGTTACTTGAAATAGAGTTTTCTAAATCAGATAATGATAAGATTGTGTTTAAGTTTAATGATTATATTACAACTTCTGTTGATATGCCATTTCCAACAGACAAAGGCCCACTTGAGGTAAATCTAACTGCTCAGGCTCGCACTTTAGACACCTGCCAATATACTGGTAAATGGATTATACAGGGGTAAACCCATCTTAAACGGTTAAAGATAGATTATAAAACATTTTACAGGAGCAGGAGGGCAAATTTTTGAGAAGTTTTCACGAACATGGGGGTCTATTCCCATATATGGGGTCAAATTTTGGCCGCCATAGGAGGGCATAAAAAAAGATTAAATGCTTTTTATTATAACATTCCACTAACAATCGTTTGTTTGTTAGTATTAAATTGTAGGTGGAAAAATGGAAAAACCAATATTAAATGATAAGAATGTGCTATTTGCACAAGTAGAAACGGAGTGCCATTACATTAAAGTAGCACCCGATAGAGAAGAATACCTAAAGGTTTGGGTTAAAGAACCAACTTGGCTTGAAGTAGAAAAAGCCTTATCTAGTGTTATGAAACTAGATGCACAAACGCAAAGTTTGGATTTGGACATGAATGCAATGTATAGATTCATGGTTGAAAACTTTGTAGAAAAAACAGAACCGCAGTTATCTGGAATAGAGTTATTAAGACTCTCTCCATATGTTGGCGGCCAATTGAAAGAAATCCTACCTAATCCATTTACGGATTTAATGGGGGATGAATTGGGAAACGAATAGATTACAAAAGAGCATTTAAAGGAAACAAAGTAGATGATATGAATATAATAACTGATGTTATGTTTTATAGTTATTGCAAAGCATATAATGTTAATCCTGTAGATGCATTACACACTCCAGTATCATTAATGAAAAAAATGTTAATAATACAATCAGTTGCTACTGAAATAGAACAAGAAGAAATGGATAAAGCACAAAAACAATTGAAGTGATATTTATGTCAGACCCCGCAAGAGAATTATATGATATTGCTGAAGCAGCAGAAGCAGTTGCAGATACAGCATCGGGGTTAGAAGAAGCATTAACTGGTCTTGCTAAATCAAAAGGATTAACTGTAATTAGTAGATTATCTTCTGGTATTTTTCCAGGATTTTGGTCTATACAGAATAAGATAAGAGCAGTTTTCGATGTTGCCGAAATGTATTATAAATCACAAGAAAAATCTTCTAAAGCATTAATAAAAAATATGAAAGCATTAAAAAGTTTAGGAATAATGGAAGGCGCTATGCCAACCCAATTATTTGAAGAAGGTTATTTTCAAGATTTAGCAAGTGGTATTGTTGATGTTGGTTATGAATACGAGCAAATAGCAAATAGCATAAAGGATTTTGGTTTATATGAACAGGCTATTTTTGGGGATAAAGCACCAGAAACAGATAAAGAAATGACATATGTATTAAAAGAAATAAGAACATTACTATCTCCTCAACATGCAGCAATACAAAAAAGAAAAGAACAAATAAAGAAAAGAAGAGAATTTCAAAAGCAGTTACAAGAACAATATGATAAATTCGGTATTGCAGAAGACGACACCCTTAGAAAGTATTTTATAAAGAAAAAGGTTCAAATTACAAATATGATTAAAAGCATACCTAAAAATTTACAGGCTTTGGGTAAGTTTGCATTATCGGCTCTTAAATTTTTAGCATTCGGGTTTGTTGTGTTTTATGTTTTATTTCAAGTATTCAAGAATGCAATGCCTGCTTTAAAGGTAGTTTGGGGCAAAACAAGCGAAGCATTAGGATATATGATGCAATCTCTTGGTTGGTTAGTTGACGGGATTAGTTTAATGGTAAGAGGGTTATTTGGTGGAGATTTAGCAATGATATTAGAAGGGCTTGGTTTCACTATCGCAGGATTATTTGGTACTATTGTATTTGGGGCAGGAGCATTATTAATAGGTGTTCTTGGTGGGTTGATTGCTTTAGTTGCAGGCCCGATGATAACTGCTATTACTGATATATATAAAAATGGATTAGATGGTTGGAATTCAGTTAAAGCAATTGCTAGAGGCTTTTTACAAATTGTTATGATAGGTTCTCTTATAGCAGCAGGAATACTTTGGTTTATGAGTGGTACTTGGATACCATTCTTAATAGTTGCTTTTGTTGCAGCGTTTGCTAATGCTGTTTTAGGGAGGGCTACTGGAGGAGTTGTAAATGAAGGAATGACTTTAGTAGGAGAAAGAGGGCCAGAATTAGTTTCTTTACCAGCAGGTTCAAGAGTTTATACAAATAACCAATCAAGAAGAATGGGAGGAAGTACGGTGATTAATGTAAATGTGAGTGGAAGAGTGGGTGCTTCTGATGCCGAAATAAAGGACATAGCAAATAAGGTTGCTAGAGAAATCAATCTTAGAATGAATAGAACTGCAACAACGGGGGCTAGGTTCTAATGGTAGAAGCAACAAATAGAGTAATGTTAGAATTAGGTAGACGAGCATCTGCTGAAAGTCCATCTAATGCTAATACTATTTCTACAAACAGAATATCTTTATTATGCGAAAGTATTTCTGTAAGCACAACAAAATCTGCTTTCCCCATTGATATTCCATTCTCTGGTGTTATTGCTGGTGAATCTTCTACCATAGTTATGGACTTAGGAGCAGCAAGAAAACAAATAACCATTAATGGAATTATATATGAACAAAGCGTAACTAAGTTCAAAGGCGGACAAGACGAAACACCCAAAACAGTTAAATTAACTTCTTATGAAGTAGCACAATTAATTCATTCTTATGTAGATTCTTCCTTTGTTCATGAAGACCAAAACATAAGTAAACTTATTATGTTAATTCCTAGTAGAGCAGATAATAATTTTGATTATAGAAGTTCTGCTTCAGACCCACCTACAGCAAATTCAGTTATTAATGCTGATACTCCATTAGAGGACTTACCTCTTATACCATTCCATTTTGCTAATAGAACATATGATGTAAAGTCATTTTCTTACGGTCAAACAAAAGGAACGTTTGATTATTTACAAAATACTAATGATGAAATAGAAGGAGTTAGAGGATTCATAAGTGATTTCTCAACAGATATTGCTGGGGCAGAAACTCCTAATATTAAATTTAGTATGACTTTCATTCAGTCATCAACAGTAGTTTCAGACTTTATCAACACAACATTCTGAGGAGTAAATATGCCAGGAGTATTTGTAGGGGATACTAAATCATTAGTGTTTCCTGTAATGTGTGATGGTTATTTACAATTAAAATATGCTGATAAAAACGCAAGCACGGGAACTCATGTTGATTTAAGACAAGGAGTATGGGGGCATAACTCATCTTTTACTATTGAAGCAATCATTACACCGTATGATGTAAATGGTTTTGGTTCAAGGGGTAGCACTTCAACAGGTGTTACTACTTCTGAAAAAACACCCCCTAGTGTAAACGAAGATAATTCTAGTAAAGATAATTATCAGAGTGAACAATATTTTTCAGATGGAAGTACCAATTTTAGATTTTCTCATAAAATGATGCTATTTCATAGTGATGGTTTTGAGTTATATTTGGAAAATACTACACCAAATAATTTTAATCAACCTGCTGAATATAAATTATGTGCAAAGGTAGGGAGCGAATCTGCAATAGAAACAGATACAATAATATCTGCTAGAAATTCTTTATATGGTTATTACGATTCTACTGCTCTTTATGATGGTATAGATACTTCATTAAGAAAATTGGATGCTGCTGTATTAGATAGTGGAAATATTATAGATTTAACAACCGTAAGCAATACAAATAAAGTGGGTGTAGGAACTGAATTATTTGATGAAACAGGAACATCAATAGGTAAAATAACTAATGTAGATACAGATGATGGTAAACTCACATTGGACAAACCTCAATCAACTAGAGATGTATATTATTCTCAGCCTAAAGAGGCCACATATTTGGAAACTATGTATAAAATTACCTGTTGTTTAGATGTAAATGGTAAAATTAGATTATATTTAAACAACAATCTATTAGTAGAATCCACTGTTACAATTTCAGATTTTAGTTTTGGAACAACAGATTGCTATATTGGTAAAGACCCCGCTACTGCTAATACCCAATTTATGGGAGAGTTATATGAAATAGCAATGTATAAAAGACAACAACCTTCAATGCATACAACTACTTTAAACATTGGATACAATGATATCATTTTTTACTATAGGTTTGGTGATGAATAGTGGAACGTTATGTTTACGTTATGAATTCCGATAAATATAGTAATGCAAATGTTGACTATACTTTTGCCAATAAAGGTAATGCTTTTACAGGAAATTTAGCATTTAAAAACACATCAGTTAATCCCATAATTAAATGTACTAACATAGCAGAAGAACACAACGGAGTTTCTGCTAATTTTTTCGAGATTAGAAATAATCATTATAATGGTAGAATTTCTAATGATAGCAATACTGCTATTGTTAATAGAGTATTTCCTTCTAACAATGCAGTAGATATTGGATATTACGGTACTAATAAACAACAAACTGCTTCATTTAAAATTAGAACACACTCCTCAACAAGTGATGCACAAAGCAACACATTCTCTAATCAATTATTAATTGGTTCTTCTAGTATAAATATGGATTTAGATTCTTATGATTACTTTGTATTAATTAATCCTGAAATATCACATGGGTCTTCTGATAAGCACCCTGCTTCAAGACCACACTTTGCAAAAATAACTGATATAATTAGTTTTGATGAATATGGTGATGGGTTTGAATTTGAACCTAAATACCCAGAAGCACTATCAAAGAACACTAATTTTGAAATATATAAAGGGCCAGCAGTTAATGATACTAGTGTTATTGCTGTAAGTTATGGTCTTCGTGGTGATGGTAATGAGATAAACCCTAATACTTCTGATGATACTAATTTTGATTTTATAACAGACAAATATGACGGTTCTAATGAAGTTTCAAGACCTACTTGGTATTTTTATAATGATAGACTTCAGAATGAAAACCAATTAGATTTCAACACTAAATATAATCTAACTACTTGTAGATGTTGGGATACAGATTTTACACCCAAAGGTAGTTATTATAATACTAGTTCGGATACTCAATTTGCTTCTGCTACTCTTAATTGGAATCCTGTGGGTGCTACTTTATTAAAAGGCCAAAGTGTTTTTTCTGCTGATAAAACTTATTTAGGTAATGTTACTGCTACAACAAGCAATACTATTACATTAGATTATGCAAGAGAAACAATAAATGGAATAACTGCGTTAAATAGCGAAACGTTATATGTTGGAAGAACAATACATCAATCTGTATTTAGAACAGAAAGAGAATTTGGAACTGCTATAAAAGATTATGGAACACTAAACCAAGATGCGGTTTTAGTAGATAATATGCATATTAAAGATGGAGAATTAGGAAGTTCTAATAGCCCTACTGATTATGAATTAGATGGAACATATTCTTTTAACCCAGCATATTGGAATGATGCTTTTAGAAACGCAAGAAGGCATTCTTCTGATTTAAATTCAAATACTGAAACAAATAATATTCATGGTAATCTATCCGGCCCTATAAGATATTTACATTATAAAAAATCTAATAGGAAAAATAATGCTATAAATCCTATATTAGAAGCCAATGTAAATAGTCCTAAAAATAAGATTAGTCAGTTAGCCACTACTAAACTTTTAGATAATAATGGAATACAATTTTTAAAGGTAAAGGAAAATTCTAAATATACTATATCTAGTTCTATTCATACATCAAATACTAAAGAAATAAAATTACCATATCCGGCTAGAAGTAATTATGTAAGTTCAGGCCCAAGTTTTCAAATCATTTTAATAAATATGCATGAAACTGATTCAGATGATTGGACACCAAACAAGGACTATGGATTAAATGACGTTTTAAATGCTGATAGTATTATTAGAATAAAAGATACTTATTATAGAATTGGAACAATAAGTGCAACTGCTAACCATGAACAAGTTATTGCAGTAACTCATAAAAAAGATATAAAGGATAAAAAATGGACTACACTTGCAAGTCAATCTCATTTAGATATATTTACGAGTGAAGATGTATATTTAATGCCCTTTAATGGTGGACTTAATACTAAATGTCCCATAGATACAGAGGCAGTTTATGAAACTATAAGCGGAACTAAAACATTGCAGCGGCTTACAATGAATGAAAATACAATATCTACAAAAGAAAATTCACTATACAAAAAGAAATTAACTTTATTAAATCCAGAATTTTATGGTATGGATATTGATATAAATTATGGTGATAAGATACATGAACATATAAAGTTATTAACAACTAAAGTATTATACCAACCTACACCAGTACATTATATGTATTATTACAAAGGTGCATATTGTATAGAAAAGGATGTATTTAAAGGACTAGTTGAAGATATAGAATCTAAAAACCAAGATGGTATAATTACATATACAATAACAGGAAGAGATGATACTGCTGCATTATTGAATGGAACTATTAATAAGAATTTAAACAGGTCTAATGATATTATTTATTCAACTATTGCTCCTGTTTTTGATGCACCAACAACAACAGTTACTAGGCATAGTATTACTAGTGCTGGAGTATTAACTCTTACAGGTACTGTAGCGGTTGAAAAATATGATTTGTTTTTAAACAGTAATGGTGAACTTATAGGAGAAGCAGTATCTGATACTGCTAGTGGTTCAAATACAGCAGTAACTTTAGGAGGTTTTGATTTTACTAAAGGACAGGCAGGAACAAATACATTATATCATATTAAGACATTTGGAGGTTTAGAAAACTACCTAACTGGAACAAAGGCTATATCTGCTAATATTAAACAAACTAAACACCCTACTGATTTTAGTAGTGTTGGTTCAAGCGGTCTAATATTTAATGACGGAGAAAAAATAGAATATTCTTCATCTTTTAGTTTTAGCAATTTATTAAATACATCAGCAACAGGTTCTTATGATATAGATAATACAATAGGATATGATATATCTAAAATTAAATCAATAGAAGAAAATTCAGATTCTGCCTTTGCTTTAAAACCTTCTAGAGAAAACAAAGCGTCTATAGAATATAACAAAATACATACTGTTTCTTCTATGTATTTTAATGTTTTATCAATCAATACATCAAGAGATGAAAACACATCAATAAGATTAGCCCCTTCTTTCCCTGTAGTTTTAGGAAGTATAGATACAAATACATCTGATTCTAATGGTTATGGGTCTGATATGAGATATTTATATATGGTAAATTCAAATATACCTTCTGGGGGTTTTATACATTCATTACAAAATGACCCTACTACATTTTATACTCCAGAAAATACGTTTAGATATTGGGGTCTTCAAAGATTTCAAGAAGGCACAATAAAAGAAACACATGATACTGTTTATGATAATTCTAGTAAAACCCAAAGAATAACTGCAGCATCTCCAATGTATAAAGTAAATACATTAGGAGAAAAACAAACCCCTGCTAGTGGAGATTTAACTCCAGGATTAAAGCCTTTGTCTGGTTCAAATATATGGTCTGGAACAGATTTAGGATTAACAGGAAATAAGTTAGCACCTGTTGAGTATTGGGATTCAGCAAAAATAACAACACATTGGAATCAATTAGAAAATATAGATTACAGATGTAAAAATTATCAACTATTAGCAACAGGAGATATTTATCCAGATTCAAAGTTGAGATGGAATAATTTACAATTTAACACAAAAGACTTTGATAATTATGGTATTATGTTAAAGAATGAAGGTTCTGATGGTTCATCTGTAAGTCATGAGAATTTTACAGGAACTAATACACAAACAGATTATAGAGATTCAGATTATGAAAGAATAGAGATAACATCATCAAATAAAACAACAAATCAATTAAAGAGATTTGGGGTAATGAGGTTAGTAGAAGCAACATTTGATTGGCATATGAATCCTGTTGATTACGAAAGTCTTCCTGATAATGATGTTTTTGATAAAATTACTACATTTAAATATCCTAGAATGAAAATAATAGCACAGGGTTCTATAACAGACAATGGTATAGGCGGTGCTACTTTAGACAGTAGTATTACATTTGCTATTGATGATGTAATATATAAAAATGACGGAACTATTGTTGGAAGAATAACAAGCAATACTGGTGCTGGTAGTTCATCTACAATTCATGCTTTAGATATGTTAAGCGTTACATATGAAGATGAAATATATGTAGTTAGACAAAAACTATTTACTCTTTATGCTGACCCTGATTGGGGAATGGATACATTAAACAATAATGATTTTAGAATGATATATAATTATATTATTGTTCCAGGAATAAATAAAGACTATCTTCAATTTCGTTTACTGGAAAGTGGTGGTGATAAATTTGATGCACAAAATACTTTTATACCCATTATTTCTAGTATGGAATATGATAGTGGAGAGGGTAACTATGACGATTATTATTCTTTATTTCACCAAGCAAAACATTGGGATTCAGGAACTACTAACCCAATTTGGTATCACCCGTCTAAGATTATTAATGCTTTAGCATATCCCACAACAAGAGATGATACTCCGGCAAATACTCTAGTAGAAGACGGTAGCCCACAATATAAGATAAGTAATAAAGTTAATTTGTTTGGTGATTCTACTATGTTATTTAAAGGCATGAAAACATCAACGCAAAATGATGAAACTGCCTTTACTAAACCTACATCTGCAATAGTAGGAGATGGAACGCATGGTACTTTAGCAAAATGGATTTCTTATGCTGATTTATTTACGATGAATTTAGAACAAAGAGCAAAGAATATTACAATGCAACTTCATCCTGGTGATAAATACGCTTTATGCGGAACAAAAACTGTTAAACATATTTATTCTGAAAGCCCGAATGATAGAGATTTTGGAGGTAGAGTAGCAACTCACGAAACCGCTTCTGATAACTCAGGTCAATTGTTCCAAGCACAGACGGTTATTAAACCAAGATTAACTTTAACCGCATCAACAAACTATGGTAAAAATATAACTAGTTCTAATGGAATTACGTTAGACGATAATAGTAACAATAATTGGTTAGACTTTGCCCCTAATTTAGAAGGCTATTATTTAGTTTCAGACAAAATAAATGATGGTGTAGATGCTAACAGCGATGGAGATTTTACTGATGCCGATGATACCCCGCATAGTTATTTACCTAATAAATATGTTTCAACTAATCAAATTCCAAAAGGTGAACCAATCTATATAGGAAAAATTACTTCCCATACTACCGATACAAATGGAAATTATACAAGACATAACATAAAGGTAGATAATGATATAAATACTACTACAGTCGGATATACTTTTAGGTTAATGAGAATATCAGAAACAACATTTGAAGACACTCCTGATTATTTTGAATTAAATAAAATGTTTGATACAGGTCTTAAATATGATGTTATTACTCAAAATTTTACAACTACAGAAGAAGATTCTGGTGGCTCAGAAGCAGAAACTGAATATCTAACATATCAAGAAGGATTATATGCTATGTATTTATTACTAGATATAGATACATTTAATACTCATATAGATAGAAGAACTTTGAATGATGCAAAGGCAACATTTAATGATGGAGATTCATTAGAATGTTTTATAACAGATGGTAAAAATAAAATAGAAAAGAATCTAATTGTATCGAAAACAACAAATAATCTTAGATTTTCATATGATGGTAAATTAACAGGATATGGTGTAGTGTCCTTTGGTGAAATATTTAATATAGAATCAAGTGGAACACCAGATAATAAAAACCCTATAGAAGCATTCATCGGAACTACTATTTCAATAGGAACAGATGCCGAACAAGCAATGGTAGAAATCTTGGAAGAAAACGAAATAAAGGTAGATAATACAATTAAAAACATAACTTATACTGGTAATATAGTTGATTCTGATACTACAGGAACAAGCATAGCATTGACGACTTCGCATAGTAATATCGCATTAGGTGATATTATCTATAACCAAGACGGCAGGCTTATAGGCAAGGTGACTACTGCGAATGCAGGGTCAAGTCTCTCGGTTAGCAATATTTATTATAAACCAAAAAAGAATGATGAATTGGTCAAATATGAACGCAAACCATTTATTCTAAATACTAATTTTAACGAGCAAGATGTGTTTTCCTCTCTTAATTATTTAGGGGCTAAACAAAATTTAGACTACAAATTCGTTGATGATAAAATACAAATAAAAGACATGGAGAACTATTCTAGCAAAAGAAGATTTAGTTTAAAATATAGAGACGGTTCTAATTTAATTTCGGTAGATAGCAATAAAAGCCTTTTCGATAGAGCAAATAAAATAGTAGTAATAGGAGATAATGTGAAAGCAGAAGTCGAAATACCTAGTAAAATTAAAAGAACAATAAGGCATTTAGACGCTAATATAAAAAATACTGAAGAAGCCAGAATTAAAGCGCATTCTATATTGGAAGTTCATAGAAAGGACTTTAAAAAGATTACATTAACAATGGAAAGAACCGGATTTGAATTGATGGAGGCAGGAGATATAATACACTTAGATTTCCCAAATCATAATATTCCTGCAGATGATTATATTGTTTTTGAAATAGAAAATGTAATGTCAACAATCTCTAAAATAACAGTAGGAACATTTAATAAATCAATAGCAGAAAGATTAAGTGAACTCAATCTACAACAAAATAAAGGATTTACTACTCTATTTACACGCAATATAAATAAAACACTAACAGGTAAAGTGCTTATAGATAATTTAATACCAAAAGAAAAAACTTTACATTACGCATTAACATCAACAACAGGAGGTAGCACACTTGGCTTTGATTAGTTTTAGCACAATAATGACGTTTCCTGAAGAAACTATTACCAGAAAGGAGATTAAAATATGATAGTTGATGCGGGTAAGAAAAGAGTTGCAGAATTATTTACAGGACTTCAATCTAATTCATCCACTAAATTTACTTTTATAAGAGTAGGAAATGGTGGAGATAACACATCATCATCTCAAACAACATTAGATAATCAAGTAGGAGCAACAAAAACCGCAACTCCAACATTAGTAGGAAACAGTTTAGTTTATACAGTAACATACACAGGTGCAGATATATCATCAAACACCATTTCAGAAATAGGAATCTTCGATGCTTCAACAGGAGGAAATATGTTATCAAGAATAGTTTTTGATGATATAGGGCCATTAACTGCATCGGAGTCAATAACTTTTACACTTAGAATTGAGGTAGAATAATGGGAACAAATACAAGAGATACTAACTTTGGTATTAGCACATTAGGGACAGCAAGTAACTTAGGCGACCTTATAGACGGAACTGATAGTATTCATACTGGTATTCTTAAGTCTTTAAATCAACAAACAGCAGGTTCTTTTGTTGCACATGGATTAAATGTAACACAGAATGGAAGCACATTTGCTGTAAGTTCTGGTGGTTGGTTTGATAAAGGAGAATATAAAACAGGAACTCCTACTGCTGTAAATGATAATTTAAATTCTTCTGGTTCTAAAGACCACTATGCATTTTTAGTAATACCAAAAGATTCTTCGGCTTTAGCATTAAGAGTTCATGCTAGTGCTGGTTCAACTACTGTTAAGGTTGCTAGTTTAACCGCAGGTGATATTCCTGTATGTTTAATTAAAGTTTCTGCAGGTTCAAGTGCAGGAGCAAGACCAATACAATTCTATGGAATAAAGAAATTAGATTCTGAGTTTACTGCAGTTAATAACGAAACTAAAACATTAAGAATAAATAAAGAAGGTAAGGTTTTAGTTGGTAGTAGTACAGGAAAGATATCATTCCCAGACCCTAGTAGTAATAACGTAAATTTAATTACATCAGGAGATACAGGAACTGTAACAAATACAATGTTAGCAGGTTCTATTGCTAATGATAAATTAGCAGGTTCTATTTCTAATGATAAATTAGCGGGTTCTATTGCGAATGCTAAACTTGCTAATTCATCAATTACTGTTGATGGTACTTCTGTTTCATTGGGTGGTTCTGTTACAACAACAAATACTCAATTATCAACAGAACAGGTTCAAGATATTGTAGGTGCAATGTTTACAGGTAATACTGAAACAAACATAACTGCTACTTATGAGGATAGTGATGGAACTATAGATTTAGTAGCAACAGGAACTCAATTAACTCTATTAGATGAAGATGATATGTCTTCAAATAGTGCAACAGCAGCAGCAAGCCAACAATCAATAAAGGCTTATGTTGATGGTCAAGTTACAGGTTTAGTTGATTCTGCTCCTGGTGCTTTAGATACATTAAACGAATTAGCAGCAGCATTAGGAGATGATGCAAACTTTTCTACAACAACTTCTACTGCTTTAGGCAACAGATTGAGAATAGATGTAAATAATCAATCTTTAACTAACACACAAAAAACAAATGTATTAACTAATTTGGGTGTAACTGCTACTGTTGCTGAACTAAATTATATTGATGGTGTAACATCAGGAATTCAAACTCAAATGGATGCTAAATTAGCAACTGCTACAGCAGCATCTACATATGCACCAATAGCAAATCCTACCTTTACAGGTGAAATAGGTATTGGTTCTGTTAATGTTTCAGAAACAGAATTAGGTATTCTTGAAGGTGCTACTTTAAGCACAACAGAATTAAATGTATTAGACGGTGGTTTATCTGCTTCGGATATTCCAAGTCTTCCTACATCTAAAATAACATCGGGAACATTTGCTGATAGTTTTATTGCTAGTGCTTCTACATGGAATGCTAAACAAGATGCTTTAACCTTTGCAACCGGACTATTAAATTCATCTGGAACAGTTTCTTTAAACTTTAATGCTTTAACAGATTTAGGTTCTGGAGGCCATGCTTCTAATGACTTTATTCCTGTATATGATGCAGATGCTACCGCATATAAAAAAGTAAATTATAAAAATATATTAACTAAAATAACTGCTGATGAATTAATTAGTAGCGGTTCTGGAACAGGAACTGTATTTACAACATTACCTGCTAGTGGTGCTACTGTTGGAGGAACATTAGGTTCTGGTGGAAATATTCTATTAGAAGATGGTAGCACTAAAGCAACAGAAGCATTATTATTAAATTCAAATACAACAAAGTCTGATGTTGGATTAGGTAATGTAGATAACTTATCAGCATCAGATATTAGAGCAGGAACTACAGCAGCAAATGTTGGATTAGGTAATGTAACAAATGAAAGTAAAGCAACTATGTTTGCATCTCCTACATTTACAGGAACAATAGCAATACCTAACATTAGTGATTTAGAATCAGCAGTAGCAGCCAATACAGCAAAAACAGGAATAACAAGTACACAAGCAAACAATATAACTGCAAACAATGCTAAAGTCACAGCAGATGCAACCAATGTTACTGCTGCTTTGGTTGCTTCTAGTTCAATAAGTAATTCAGATAAAGGAAGTATAAGAAGTAATATAGGTGCTGGAACAAGTTCTTTTGATGGTGCTTATTCTAGCCTATCAAGTATTCCTTCTAC